CCAGCCACTTTAACTCACTCTCCTTTTTAGGAATTCATTAACAGCTTTTTTGACCTCCGAAATAGTTAATTCCTGAGCATTGTTACCGTGTAACGCCCCAGCCAACACTTCAGGCATTACTCCGAAGATAGCCTGGGAATTAGCCATAAGCTCCGCCCGCGGGTAAGCCTGTTCCATTGCGGTTTTTTGCGGCCGCTCTTTTTGCAACAACTCTTCTTGCACCACCTCTTTCTGTTCTTGAAGCTGATCTTGATCTTTGTCCTTTGGCACCTTGTTTCACCTCCTAAATTACGGCCTGGAAGCCCCTGCCTTTAGGCATGGGGAGGAAAAGCCGTGATCTTGACTCCATCCCTTCGTATGTGATATAATACGGCCATGAAGACCATTAAAACCGTTAAATGCAAACTTCAAGTTAATAGCGAACAAGCTGGTATCATCCTGGAAACTCTTAGGCGATTTGCTTCCGCTTGCAATGATATTCTGCAAGTTTCATTGGATAACAAGACCACCAACAAGATAAAGTTGCAGCATCTGTGCTACTACGAACTCAAGGAGCGCTATAACCTACATGCAAATCTTGTTATCCGGGCCATTGCCAGGGTAGCCGAAACGTCGAAGAAAAAACACAAGGGAAACAAACCTCGAAAGTTTAAGCCTACCAGTATGAATCTTGACGCCCGTACTTTCTCTTTTATCGAAAAGAGAGAAGAAGTTTCCATTTCTACGATTGACGGCAGGCTTAAACTCAAACTTGACATTGGCAACTTCCAACGTGGCCTGCTTGCCGGTCAAAAACCAACATCGGTGACACTTTGTTATAACAAGCGAACTAAGGAGTTTTACATCAACATCGTAGTTAACCGCGAAGTTCCGTTTCCACCGAAAGACGGAAACATCGTTGGCATTGATCGAGGCATTTATAACTTAGCCACCACCTCCAACGGCCTAAAGTTTTCTGGGCGGCAAGCTATGCATATCCGGAAACATTATTCTAAACTGCGGCAATCTCTGCAAAGTAAGGGCACGAAAGGGGCTAAACGCCTCCTGAAACAGCTATCAGGCAAAGAGCAGAGATGGATGTGTGAGCTGAACCACAGGATTTCCAAAACGATTGTTCAATCCTGCCAGCCTGGTGATGTAATTGTCATGGAGGATTTGAAGTACATCCGTGATAGAGTTAGGGTGGCCAGGAAACAACGGCACATTCAACATTCCTGGGCCTTCGGCCAGCTCGGTGACTTTATCGAATATAAAGCCGCCGAACGTGGTATCGCTGTGGTCTATGTTGACCCCAGATATACCAGCCAGAAGTGCCCACAATGCGGTCATATCTCAAAGAACAATCGCCATCAACACTTGTTTCGATGTAAATCCTGTGGCTATACGGATAACGCTGATCTCAATGCCGCGGTCAATATCCGCCAGGTCTATCTTGAGACGCTGGCGGATGGGCTACCGTCATATAGCCCTGAAGTGGCAACTAGCAATGGTTAGCTACAAGCCCCCGGCTTTAGCCGTGGGGTCTATGACCTCCTATTGCCACCCTCCGGCGGCCTCTATCTTCTGCATCAGCGGCGCCTCCTCAAAGGGCCGCATAGTCACTCTGGTCAGCATTACCGAGATTTGTCCCCTGGTGAGAGCGTCCATGCGGTAGTCCCCCCGGGGCTCGACCACAGTCATATACTTCTTGTTTGCTAGATCAAGTGGTACCTTGATTGCTTGGATTAATCCTTGGACTATCTGAAGCACAGCCACTGTCTCCTGGTTCGGCGTGGCCCCCAACACATGCCCCGCCATAAGCTTGTGAATCTCGAAGGCCGCCCGGCTTGTGCCTACAGCACTTATGTCAGCCAACCGCCAAAGAACCGCTGGCCGCACGTAGCCCAAAGGCCACCGATTGCGGTAAACCGTCCATTCTTCCCCCAATAAATTTTCCGCCCATGTCGCCAAGGCCTCAACCCAGGTATCACTTGCCACGGTCTCCTGAACAGCCACCGGCTGCAAAGCCATGACCGCAAAACGTAAACCTCTGGTGATAGCATCCCAATCTTCGTCTATGAAGTCCTGGCCTACAGTACCCAGATATTGGCAAGTGAATACTTCTCCGGTAGTAGCATCAGTAAGCAGTTGCTTATCCAGCACCTCAATAACTTTATTGGCCAGCTCGTCAACCTTTTGAAACGTAGTCCTGGAGACGTAAGGAAAAACTTCAATGATCCGCCTAAATCCAGCCCACAGGCTTTCCTCTGCATCTACCCCCTGGCGCAGCACCAGATAAGGCTTTTGCGTGGTAGCCCCGGCGGCCTGTGGCTCGTAAACCCGGCCCTCAATCTTCGGTATACTATCTATCAGTTTTTGCCTTATGGCTGCCCTCATGGTTCCTGCCACCAATCCAGCACTTCATCTCGAAGCTTACTCTTATACTGGTCTGCCGTGGGCCGCACAATAGCATAATTGCCGCCATGCGCCAGCTCCAGGAAAACTCCGTACTCCACGCCATGCGATAAATACATGATGTACTCATCCTGACCAATCTCTACCCCAGCATGAAGCCCGTTCCTGGCATTACCCGTGCGATCTGTTTTCAAGTCCAGGGAGCGTTTTGTTTCATCTCACCTTCAGCATGACCTGCTAGATTTTGCATTAACATGACCATGCCTGCAATTTTACGGTCTAAGTATTCTCTTACACCATCACCAAAAGCTCCCCCTGGCATTTGACCACCCCCTCCCTCGCAACTGTCACAAATCAGCTAGCTATCTCTGCATTTTGTGCCAACCTTCAATAATGCTTTTATTAATTACAACTATGGGTATCTCTGGATACAGCTCTCTGAATTGCCTTATTGTTTCCTGTGCATAAGAGTTAAACCAACCTTTAACTTCCCAAAATACGCCTATTGTGGGCAAATAAAAGTCCGGCAAATAGGTTCTATCTTTCAAGACAAACCTTTTTGGCTCATATCTCCAAGGAATACCAAGTTCAGTTAATTTGTTTGCGGTTATTGCTTCGTAAGATGACCTTAGCCAAATTCTTTCGCCGGTATCTTTACGGGTATACCATTGCCCTCTCGATGGTGCCGGCGTCTTTCCCCACATAGGGTTTTTAGTTCCAGCCAATTTTCCTTTTAGAGCTTTGCTTATTTTTCCCCTCTGCTCAAGAGATATGGTTTTTCCTCTATGGAAGTCACCAATCTGTTTCTTTCGTTCTTCAGTAAGCTCCTTACCATAATAAGGATTCTTCGGTCCCTTAAGGGCTTCGCTGCGCTTCTTGTTGGATTCTTCGTTTTGCTTTTTACCCCACATAGGATTATTTTCGCCCGAAAGAGCTTCGCTCATTTTTTTAAGTTCTTCTGCCGTATGCCTTCGCCCTGTGTTGCATTTCTTAAAGTATTCTTTGGTTTCCCTTGTATGTTTCCTCCCGTAAAAAGGATTTTTATTGCCTTTTCGCATCTCACTAAGCTTTTGCTTTATTTCCTTGGTATGTTTTCTCCCTTTGCTGAATGCCCATGGTTCTCTAGTAGAAATGCCAAATCTGTGCAACCAGGCATAAACAGTTGTAGAACCGCAACCTACTAATTCCCCAATAGCACTCATGCTAAGCTCTTCTACAACATACTTCTGATGCATCCATGCATAATCTTTATATTTTTTATGTTCGGAAACAGATTGCATGTTGGCTAGCCCACCCTTTCCAAGTCAACCTGATAGCCGACGATCTGGCCCTGAACCACCTGGGGATATACCCCCACTACCAGGAAATGTCCCATGTCTGAAATATCGAACTCGTCCTTGACGTTCGGCCCGGCCTGGAGGTCTGCTTGATGGTCAGCCAGTAATCCCCATTTTGTATCTACTTGCTTGGTGCCAGCGAGAGTAGATACATTCTGTGGTATGCTACTCTTTTCCTGAAACACCCGTACCGTATACGGCCCATGCCAGCTTATTACTTCATCAAAATATCCACCCATATCTGTTTTCGTGGTACGTTGGACGGTTATTTGAGTAGGGTTCTGCTGAATATTCCAGGCCACATGCTGTCGCCTCAGTTTAACTAAATCGCTCATAACTTGAAAACTCCTACCGTCACATCAGTTATGCCAGAGTAAGAAACATGCGCCTTCCCGCCAGCATCATTAAACCTGCTCACTTGGAATGGGCCTATCTTCCTGGCCTCTCCATTCGAGACAGCGACTTTTAGATCGTGGTCAAAACCGTAATTACACGGTGCTATAGAGTTTATAGTCACATCAACAGGTGTGCTGCCATCATTCTTTACTTCCAGATACACCCGCCCATCGTTGGAGAAAAAGTTCCCCCCTGCATTGGCTGCAACAAAAGTGGGTTTCAAACCTGTAGGCGTTATCTCCTGAACAGTTAATCCAATTTCAGCCATATCACAACACCTCCGGCGGCTCAAACCCAAACAGGCGACTGCCCGTGCTTACCTGAGCCGTGCTCGCATAATGGCCCGACATCGCCAAGGCATAAGCAAGTTGATCTTTGAGTGACGTTAGATCGTACCTCTCTTGACCAACAGCGTAGGATTCAATCTGACCCTGTAGCAGACCGGCCTTTATCGTCCAGCCGGCCGCCGCAGCACCGTAAATATTCATCGCCTCGGTAAGAAGTTCATCCAACTCAGTGTCGGTAAATTGCGTATCACTCTCCGTTCCTCCTACAGGAATCACTTCATTGAGCAATTTACGCAGCCTGGTCCTAATGTTGGCTGTAGGGGTCATAACCTACCGCCTCCTTAGCTCGGTAAGGAAATTTCTTCCACTGAGTTTGCCGGACTTGCGACGACTCCCCGCCTGGCCCTGCCAACTATTTGCTCTTCAACCAACCTGGTCAGGTCGCCCCGCTGGGCGTCTACCCGTAAGTCATGCTTGATCAGTTCCCGGTAATACTTCTGCGGTTCAATTAGGTATGCTTTATTAATGTCACATCCGGCATAATCATAAGTCTTTTCTCCAACAGTAGTAGTCCACCCGTCGTAGAAAATTAGTGTGTCGATCTGCCCGATAGCCGGGTACACGGTACCGCCAACCTGGAAGCGCTGTAATGATTCTTCGATATCCCACCGTCTGGAGCTGTGTGCCAGGATAACGCTAGGCCGCCTCGGTGCACGGGTATCGGTGTTCTTGTCCTGCGCTGCATGTACCAAGCCTGCCTTGATAGTGTTACGGTACTTCTCCAGCAACGTTCCACCGGCAGTATCGGCAGCGGTCTTATTCTTAGCCGCATAGGTAAACGACAAGATCGGACTCAGGTGGATATGGTTCAACAGGGCATTATAGGCTTCTCCCATGGAACGATCCAGCTCTGCACGTTCCCAGGTCTTGTCGTAGAGAACCAGGTCCTCTGTGTATTCAAACCCAGCTGCGTAGGTAATGATCGGCACGGTATCTTTAGGGCCAATTTTCCGGGTGCCGAACTTAACTTCTTCCAATTCCATGTGAGCCAGGAATACAACCTGCGCCCCGATAAATGGCCAGATATCCACATACTCGCTGAAATTAGCGTCCTCAATCCGGCGGTAAATAGGTCCATAAAGCAAAGGTACCGCTTCCCGGCCCAACTCCAGGTTAATTATGCTGTTCTGCACCAACTGATCCAGCCCGTCTGGCGTAGTAATCATTTCGCCCATGGGCTTGGCCAGCTCGTAGACTTCCATCTCGCCGTTAACAATGCGCTTCTTGACCGTCTTCATTTCTCCGGCGAAAGTATACGGCACATCGACTTCAATAGTCTGCTTGCGCCGTTCGTCACGTAGGGTGTCAATGCTGATGATTTTCACTCATTCCACCTCCATTAAACCGACTGGTCAAATTCGACTACTACTTCCAGGTCCGCCGCGGCGGTGTTGCCTGGATCGTCAATATCCACACTAAGCACATCCCCAGCCGCAAATACATTTTTAGCAGGGCTTGCATTCGGAGTGAACTCCTTGAACTCCCCGGCCGTATCGGTGCTGACAATTGTCTGGGCCGCCGTGAAAAGACTATCAGTGCCATTGTTCACATCAATGGCCAAGGCCGCCGTCATACCAGGCAAAGTCATAACCCGCGCCTTGACCTTGGTCACGGTGACCGCCTTGTTAAACTTGAACCCTGCAACTGCCCCGGCACCCTGTACAAGCGTACCCGGGACCACGAAGGTCACGAATCCCTTGCTGGTACCAAGTGCAGACGCTACCTCGGCGCTGTTCGGCATGAACATAAACCAGATGACGTTATTAGAATCCTTGGCCTGCGTCACCACGCCTACAAACCGGTTGTTATCCGCCGTAGTAGTCAGCAACCCAGTCGTGCTGTCATAGTAGACCTTGGCACCAACGGCAAACGCATCATTGGTATTAATCTGGCTGGTCTCATACTCCGCTTCCTCGATATTCAGCACTACTTGCGCTGTCTCGCCGGCGCCGGTAGTCACCCCACGCACGGCCATACCGAAAAACCCGTCCAGCAGGTAAAAGTTCCCCTGGACTATAGTGGTATTCTCCGGCACAGTCACCTTAATGCTATTTCCATCACTTACTTTTCTTGCCACTTTAACTCGCCTCCATTAAATCGCTACGCGCTTCACGCGCAGCCCGCTGTTGTTATTATCAGTACGCCCTGCATTCTTTGGGGCAATAGGCATATCCTTGAACACCCCAGCCAGTGCTTTCTTGACATCCTCCTGCTCCAACATCTCACCCACGGCCTTCTTGACGGCCGCTTCATCAGCATCATCCGATACCTGCACCATCCTTTTTACTAGCGGACGGGCCGCCTCAGCCACAACCATCTCCCCGATAACCTTGTCAATCAGTTTGTCGTGTTCGGCAGTAATCGCTCGCTGTTGGACCTCCTGGGCCGCCTTGGCTGCAGCAATTACGTCAGTCAGTTTGGCATCCTTAGCCAAACCTAAGATCCCAGCAAGTTCCCCACTAACCTTGTTCTGTACTTCCTTGGCTTCTTTGACAGCCTTGAACAAATCGGTAAGTTTAGCCTCTTTACCAAGGCCAAAGGTTTCTGCCATCTCCCCAACAGTTTTTACCATTTCCTGTAGTTGCGTCCACCTGTCTGCACCGATCTCGCCGGCCACCTCGTCCAACTTCCAACCTAGTTCCCGGGCCAGGGTCTTCACGTCCCAGCCCATTTCACCTACAACTTGTCCGGGCTTTGCGCCAAGCTTTCTCAGCTCTGCCAATAACTCTTGCAAAGTCATGTTTCCACCTCCATGATTTCCGGGCTCTCCGGTCCCTATAATACTATCCATTTCACCTACGGCAACAATTTTGGTGGGCATCCCTGCCCGATCTAAAGGCGTCCAGTCAATGCTCAAAAGCTGGTAGTCCGTGACCTGCGTCTCACCGGCGGCCTGCCGCAGGGTAGGCATCCCAAAGATGCTCACCTGCTTGACACGCCCCGCTCGGATCCAACGTTTCAGGTCTTTGGCCGCCGCATCAACTACACCACGAAAATATGCCTTACCATTCTCCCACTTCGCCCCCACCCAATGGGTAACCGGGGGGAGGAACTGATGATCAACATCCTCCGGTTTCTGGTGTCCCAAGAATCCTGTGGCCGTATTGGTAGCTACTTCTCCCACTACTTTCTGCAGGGTCTGGGGGAGGTAGTTCCAGCCGCGCCTACTCTTCCCGGCAGGAACCTCTACAACCACCTCTAGCGGATCGTCATCCCCTGCCTTGAGAGCCGCCAGATCCACTCCATAAGCCAGGGGCACGTCATCCACCCGCATTTCGCCGGTAATGGTAGCTGCCAGGCGGACCATCTCCCCGGCAGCCTGGGATAATCTTTCCGGCGGCTCCAGTCCATCGACTTCGCGATAGTGTCGCATCAGATGCTGGGCCGCTTCCCGGTACTGTGCAGGCGTGAGGTCAGGTTCCGCCCGGGCACCAGCCAGGGCCTGGGCCGCTGCGATTAGGCCACCGCGGTTCAATATAAGGCTGCCGTCTTGCTGGATTTCGTGGTGCGGACTCCATAGATCGGCCTGGGTTAAATCAGCATTGATGTCGGCCTTGACCACGGCGTACATTTCACGCACCGCCTCCCGGACGCCGTCGGCACCTTCCTGGAGTCCGGCTTTTAGACGTTGCCAAATTGCACTTTTGTCTACTTCTCCCCATGATCGGCTTGATACAGTTCCTTTTTTAATCTTAAATAGCATCATCTCACCTCGCTTTCATGACATAAGAAAACCGCCTCACGGGCGGTTGCTGGCTGGCTTCTGTGACAATATCGTCGGCCCTGGCGGTGCCTGGGGCTTATTCTGGATTACTCCCTGCTGGCTAACCTGTATCGGCCCCTTCGGGCTATACTTTCCATCCGGGCCCCGGGGTACGAAAGTTTTACTCCCCGGGCTGTAGCTCAAGATGCTACCGCTCATTGTTTTCATCCCCTCTCTAATATTCCGGGACGATGAAGAAACTTTCTCGTTTCGTTATACCATTGCTCGAGATCAGGTTGTGAAGACGGATCAGCCATCCATTGTTTCAGCCTGTCCTTAAACTCATCCGTATCCTCTAGTGCTGGTAAAATATAGCATTTGCACTGAGGATGAGGACGCGCTGGTTCCTCCCCCTTCGGCCAAAACCCGTTACCGTTGTGATTGGCGTAGTCATCGCACACGTCAGGTAAAACATGAGCACTCGTGCTTAATCTCCAGTATATTCCTCTCGCACTCGGCACGGCTTGGTAGGCATTTATTGTCCCCTCATGGAAAGCGTTATTCATCTCCGTCCGGGCCAAGCGCATGGCCTCGTAGCTGACGCTCTTGGGGACCCCGAGGTTTCGCCTGATCTCTGCTTTCATGGCCGTCCAGACGTCTGGCTGCAGGTACTGCTGCACCTGCCTGGCAAGCTTGCGGCTATCCAGGCCCCGGGTAACGCCGTCCTCCACGATTTTCTGCAAGGCCTGCCTGGCATGTTGGCTTGTGCGCCACACTCGGTCGGAAAGCTTTAGGCCGTCGTGGCGAGAGCGGGCTAGTAAGCTTTGAACTGCCCGCTCATTAATATCAGCAAATAGCCATTTAACCTCGGTACGATCAAAGATGCCGGCCAATATCTCTGCTGTTACCTGTTCCGGGCCGCTTACCGCCTCGTCCACCGCTAGGCGAATACCTTTGGTCACGGCATCTAGGGTCTCCTGGTTCAGAGTTCTGGCAGTTCTCTCCAAGGCATCAGCCAGGGCCGCCAGGTGCGCTCGCTGCAGGGTGCCGGGGGTAATATCTTCGATCTCTGAGCGAAGTTGCGCTGCCACCCGTCGGTAAAGAGCCTTAACCTCCCGGACCATGGCCGCCTCATATTTTTGAAATCGCTGCCTGGCTTCCCAGAGATACCGACCATATTCCTCATTACGTGCCGCCCCAATCCAGTCATTTTTACCTTGAATTTCTCTCCGATATTGGTCCCATTCAACGGCCATTAGGCTTCACCGTCCTGGTCGCCCTCCATTAGTCGCTCGAGACCTTGCCCGTCTTGCAGGCGCTGCATTAAGGTGAAGCTCCTTGCTACGCGCCGGCGTTCATCATCGTCCGCGCCCTCATCCAAATAAGGTAACATTGTGGGTACGAACTCCCGCATAAACTCAGCGGCCGCATCGACCGATATCAGCCCAGCTTCCATACCGGTAACTAAACCTTCCACTAAAATCTTAATGGTATTCGCTACCTCTTGATCGTTTCTTGGACTTATCTCGTCCCAACCAACGCCTACCTGATAGCTATCCAATGCTTTATTCTCCACCCGGGCCCACATAGCAAGATACATGCTAGCCAGTTCATTGTAATACTCCTCGAACATCCCCCGCTTGCGCCGTATTTTCCGGGCCAGGGGAACCATCTGCTCA